TACGCCTCGTAACGTTCTGGCTCCTCTTTAGCGAAAGCAGCAGGCATGTAGTGCTCGCGTTTATCTTTCACCGTCATTTCATCTGAGCACATATCACGCACAAACTTAACGCGCCGGATCTTCTGCTCGTACTCTGGATGAACGCTAGTAATTGGCATGATTATTTCCTTACCATGAGAATTTGATTTTGACGTCTGAAATTGGTTTTCTTACAGGGTATTTTCTGTGAATGAAATAGCCAGCGCAATCTACCCAGTCATCTATCGCTGGGTGATCTTTGAACTTTTCAGGATCGCCGTTTTTATCGTAACCCTGCGATTCTAGCGCAAATGTCAACTCAGGGCATTTATCTGTGTTAACGAGCAGTGTCTCGTGAGATAGCAGCGCATTTACTGAGTTGATTCGATCCCGAACGAATGGGTTTTCGTTTGGTGGATCGCACTCATATCCAGCATGACGAATAATATCGATGTCAGATGCGCTAGCGTTGGTGCGCCCTGATTTACCACTAGCGTCAGGATAAACGCACAGTTTGTGGCCTTTATATCGCGCCAAGTTATTAACGAAATCGTACGTATCGTGACTGACAAACTCATCAACCGCTATCGGGACATTAGAGTCGATAACGAATGTAGTAGCACAACAGCCACCAATATTAAAATCCAGACCAATAAACAAACGGTCACCTGGTTTAATAACGCGATCTGAGTGATGTTTCTTGCGGTCGAAAAAGTGATAAACCTTTTTATCTGATAGGCTAACAAACTCGCCGTTGATATACATCTCGGCCAGCGCTGGATCGTAGTTAGCTCGGATTTGCTCCACATAGCCAGCTGGAAGGAACGGATTGGATAGTGTGCTAGCCTTGATTAACTGCGTCGTCTCATCTGCTCGCGTCACCCATCTGTCGTAGACGAAGCCGGAAAAACCATGGTCTGGCGTACTGACTGCCGCAATGGAGTTACCACGCTTACAAGGCTGGCGAGTACGCTCTGAGATCTTCCGCCATACCAGCGAGGCTTGCTCCTTAGGCAGAACATCGATCTCATCCGCTACGGCAGCAGCAACTTCAAACGCGATTAGACGATTTGGGTTGTCATAGCTGCGGAAATACATCGAGCCGAAGCCGTGGATATGGATGCTGAATTCGGCCTTATTGAGCGTGTATGGTATCCCCATCATTTTCAGGTCTTCCTCCACGCCAGGTATCGCCCGAAGGCGCAACAGGTCATATGTCGGCATGGCGTAGAGCGTATTGATACCACGCTCCTCCAACATCAGCAGGATAAGCCGCATAGTTGCGGCTCTGGATTTCCCGGCACCCAAACCAGCACAAATGGCTGGGTGCGTAGCTTTTGACAGTACAAAATCGCGCTGCGGTGCGGTTAGCTGTACATCAATCATAGCTTAACCTTGCAGTTGTCGAAATGCCATCGCTTCATGTTAGATATGCTCCCAGCCTTTGCGCAGTGTGGGCATTGCACAACTCTCTTGGCCTTCTCGCTTATTTTAGCCCTAGTCTCAGCGGGTCTTGTTGTTCCCCAAATAGGATTCTTTGATCCTGAGATTGCCTGACCATTGCCGTAATTTGGGTTCTTATCGCCGCGCACATCCCTTTTGGTCATGTTTCTTGCCCCTGCGGCTCTGCGCTTAAAGAAGGATGTAAGTCTTATCAGTTCGTCATCTGGTGCAAACATGGCGTCAATCCTGTCTCTTACAGTGGTATCAACTTTTACCGCTAATGGCTTGTATGTGTTGATATACCCAATAAGAAAACCAACATACCCAGGTATTTTCCTGCCATACATGTTCTCTTTGTTGACTCTTGGTTTTCGCATCTTCTTTATCGCTGCTTCATCGTGAGACTTACCCTTGAATGGGTTTAAGTCACCGCTGTATCGCACGCTTCGCCACTCTGAATCCTTTTGCTTTATGTAGTCATACTCCCTAGATGTACACTGATAATACTTTGATGATTTAGTGCCGCCTCTCGACATGTATGCGAGAGCTGCCCACATCCGGCCACCGTGTATCTTTGCCAGCAACCTATGAGCAACGAAGTGCTCTCGGCCAGTTAACTTAACCAGATTGTCCGGTGAATTGCTTCCGCCCATAGACCTGGGGGTTATGTGATGCTTTTCACTGTACCCATCAGGCACATTAGCCTTGCGGAAATCAATCAGATCGGAATAAATGCGTTGGTAATTCATGGCTCACCCCTCAGTAGGTGCTCAGTGAAGGATTGCAGCAGGTGCGCTGAGTCGCACTTTTCGACTGGCCGGTCTAGCTGCGCATTCATTATATCAACCATCAATCCTTGTAGCATCAATAATTCTAATTTCTATCGGCTTATTTTCAGGCTCTTCTTTCCCTGCACCCAGCATCTCGTTCATTGTCTGAATTGCAGCTCGTGCCGCCGCTAGATTCTCCCTGCGCTTGTTTCCAAGCTGATCTAGATACTCAGCCAACCCCGCCTCTGTTATGTCTTTTAGCCACCTTAAACGCTGCTCCACTGTAATATTGAACTTTGCAGATGCGACTACTGCCGCTTGAGCTTTCAACTCAGCAATCCTTGACGACACCTTGACGTTAGCAAGCATTCGGCTCGCCATCTCATTGATAGACTCTGGCTTCGCCTTAGAATTAGGCACCATAACCAAATAAGCAGCCGTGGCATTCCCGCCATTCTCATAATAAGCGCGGCAAAATAACTCTTCTTTGTCGGTAAGTTTACCCATAATTGACTCTCATCTAATTCCAAAAAGTCAATAAAAACATACCTCAATATTACCACAACGCCAAAAAATAAACCCGCATTAAGCGGGCTTTTGTATCGTTACTGTATTTATTGGTCCACCAGTAAACACATCTAGCTCAATAGCGACCTCTAGCGCCTTAATCGGATCGTTGCACACCTGGTACGCGCCTCTCGCCACATCAGCACCGGATCCCTGAAAAACTGGTATCTCAACAGGGCAAATTACCATCGTATCACCCAAAACTCTGAATGCCTTCCCTGTTTCTTTTTCAATCAAAGTAATATCAGCATCACTATCAGTTAAATTTTCAGGCTTAGGAATTACACCCATCAAGTAAAGCTTAACCGCCTCAATCCCGTCAGTAGTACCGCATCCAGCAAACCAATACTTGCCGACATCCTGAATCTTGTTCCTTGATCCGCATATTGTCGTCCCCTGTGTATGCTGGCTATCAACCGCCAGCGTCTTTCCGTCAAAAACAATAGTTGTCATTTTTGTTCCTTTTCAAACTCAATCAGCATATCAATGCAATGCTTAGCCTTTTCCAGATCTTCGACGCCTGCTTTATCGCGGAATCGAGTTACATACTTGATAATCGTATGCTGCAATGGATCCAGTCCGTTTTCCATGCTGTATCGCATTGGCTGGATAGCTAGTTTTATGTAGTGATCGCCGCCAATTTGAGTTGAGAGTGGTGAAGCTACATCGACATATGAAACTGAAATTCCATCATCTGTGTTATCCAAGCCTTTTGAGTCGAAAGCCGGATTGCGCTCATTCCATCGCTTCATAAACTCATCACGATGCACGATTGTTTTGTTCCAGTTTCGGCAAATTATTGCCTGCTCTAATATGCATCCAGCATCATTTCCGTCACTTGAATATTGACCATAAATTAACCCGCTAATCTCTGGTAGTGATGAATAAGCCCACACATCTCCGTTTGATTTATCCTGCGCCGCATACGGCAAATTCTCAGACCAATATTCCGGATTCACGTTATCCAAAAGAATATCGATCAACTCGCGTTTTTTCTTTGTCATTTCGATTCTCCGATAAGTGTTACGCGCTGGAAGCGGACGGCTTTATCAAATTTGGCAGCATCTTTCTTCCATTTTTTTAATGAGCATTCAGTGCTGTAATCATCACAGATCCATGTACTTGAACTTCTACCTCTCCACGCGATAGAAAAATCAGCAAGACCATATCCATCAAATTGAATTAATCTTCCAGCTACTTCAACTAAATTGCCAACGCGCTCATTTTTAGCATTTAGCGCAATATGCACTACTGTTCTTGTTTTCATTTACTCACTCCAATTGTCGAACATTCAAAAATTAACGATTCCAATTCACTGATCCGCTCAAGCATCTTGCGCGCCTGCTGGCGTTTCTTGATTGCTTGCTCTGCGGCTTTGTCTCGCTTTACGGCCTTGTTGCTTATGATTGACATATTAAATACCACAAGAAAAAACTTCACATGATTCAGAGCAAGATCCAGTATCTGTTGACTTGGTTCCGCGCAATCTTGCTTTAATTTCTTTTCCAGTTGACCCATCAAAAGCTGCAATTAATGATTCTAATGATTGCTTGCCACGATACATTTGCGACCAATGGCCTGTTTTGCTATCCACTCTAACTTTATCGCTATGAATTGCCTCTAGCCATTTGAAATAAATTTCAGGTTCATCTCTTTGCGCTGCTGCAAGTTTTATATTTGATTTTTTTGGGCAGAAAACACAATTACCCAACCACTCATCAATGCGTAAATCAAAATCCTGATAAGACCACCAATTTAAAATATCTTGTTTATCAAAATCAGAAATCTCGGCTAGATATCGAATTCCTTTTTTCTCTGATAATCTTCTCTGCTCATCAACCCGAATCCCTAGCCATGTTTCATAATTTCCTCGTCCATACTTGTCATAGCAATATTTTTTGAATGGCTGCAATTTCATTCTGTCAGTGCAAAACATCCCCCCAATGTACGGAACACCGTATTTCTTCATCATCCCGCTAAATGGAACAAGATCGCAACAAACGGAATCATCATCAACAATATGGTAGCCAACCCCGACACCAAAAGGCTGATCGAAATCACCACGTAAAAACGTGATATCAATACCAAGGGAATCTCTAACAGACTTGATGAAACGATAAGTAGCGGGATGCTCAAAACCGGTATCCATGAAAACAAAGTCAACATTTTCCCTACCAAATTTTTCTATCATTAATGCGCAAAGATACGCGCTAGTTCTTCCACCTGAAAAACTTACCACCTTTTTCATCTAGTAAACTCCTTCGCTAACTCAGTGGTGAAACTATAAAGCATATTGTGATTGTGAATGTTGATTTAGATCACAAAATTAAGCACCAACATTTTTTGCATATCTTGTAAGTGGGCCTCTTTTTATGTGCTCAATTTGCACCTTTTTTATTAGTCCATCGCTTTCCATTGATTCAACCATTGCGCAAACTTCCCCCTCGTTATACTGCTTGCTTCTGGCTCGTTGGCAGATAACAGAGATTGGCTTATCAGTATCAGCAATGATATGCATGATCCTTGCTTTTAAGTCTTCATCGCTTTTTTTATTTTTGCTCCATTTCTTGGTTTTTTTTGTTGCGGAAAATGAAAAATCAACATCGCAAGATGATAGCGAAATGGATAGATTTTCCATTTCTGTAACACCTACAAGATCGTGACTTATTTTGTTTGACCCGTCGGTGAAGAACTCGATCTTTATAAATCCAACTGGCTCTGACATTTTCGCTACCCTCATGCTTAATTAATAATGAAATATTATCAAAGCAATAAAATATGTCAATATTTTTGTTATTTTATTTTAATAAAAATTCAATTTACAGAATATAATTTATATGTCATCATGGTTGAGCATTATAGGATTTTATAGGATTTATCCTTTAATATAGAAAGGTTTATAATATCCTTATAGATAATAGAGACAATAAAAAAGCCCTTCACCGTTCCGGCTCATTTCCGGAATTTTGAAGGGCTTTCTATTTTTTGGATTTAAGGATTTAAGAATTATGAACTTTTTTTACTCTGTTTCACGAAAAACGCCGTTTTTGCACATTTTTTAGTTTTGACTTTAAATTCATAAATCCTTAAATCCAATCGTAAACTTATGATTTATAAAGAGTTTTAGGATTTAAACTTTTAGCGTTTTTTTAAATCCAAAAGCTGCTTTTCGGCCAACTTGGACAAAAAAGCAAATAAATCACAACCAAGTAATATAGTCTAACTTTCTGACGAGCGCATCATTTTTCTGATAAAAATAAAAAATGCTGCGCGATGGCAGCATTAAAACTTTTGGTTTATGAATTCTTAAATTCAAAAAGACGTGT